CCAGCCAGACCCACTCCTCGACCACGTCCGCGTTGGCGATGTCCTGGGCGCGCGCGGCGTAGCGGTGCGCGTCGAGCATCTCGGTCCGGGCGATGTTCACCGCGCGGGCCAGCCCGCCCTCGAACCGGCCCCGGACCCGCTTGAGCATCAGGGCGGCGGCGCGCCGGGGGTTGGTTCCGGCGGCGATCCCCCGGACGAGCTCGGCGTGCATGGCGGCGGTCGCCTCGGCGGCCAGGGGCCACAGGGCGGAGTTGACCTGCTGGGTGGTCCGGGTGACGATCGCCTCCAGGGCGATGGGGTCGACCCGGTCGAAGGACACGCCGAGGGTGGCCGAGGCGTTGGCCGGGAGCTGCGACCCGATCAGCTGGGCCTCCCAGCGCGCCGCCTCGGCGGTGACCTCGGGCAGCTTGGCGGAGATGGTCTGCCCCGCCTCCGCGTACAGCTCCAGCAGCCGCTTGTGGGTGATCTCGATCGCCTGCTGGGCCCGGTCGAAGCGGGCGAGGGCGCCCCGCGAGGGCCACCCGCCGTCCGCCGAGGCGGCGACGAGCTCCGCCAGGGCGGCCCGCCACTCGCCGACCACCTCGTCCCACGCCTGGACCCACGCCGAGGTCAGCGAGCGGGTGACGCCGTTGACCTGCCGGTTGACCGTGCGGCGGACGTTCTCAGCGGCCCGGAGGGTGCGGGAGGTGACGCTCACGCGTTGTCACCGTCCTCGTCCTCGGGGTCCTCCTCGTCGTCCTCGTCCGGGTCCCCGCCCATGGCGGTCGCCGGGTCCTGGCCCCGCCGGAACGCGTCCACCGCCGCAGCCGCGACGGCGGCGGCGGTCTCGGCGTTCGGGTCGATCCACTTCCCCTCGGCGTCGGTCCACTCGGTGACGATGTCGTCCACGTCCTCGACGCCCAGCACCGACAGGAGCAGCCGGAGCGTGACCAGGGGCGGCATCTTGCCGGTGCCCTCCGCCTCGGCGATCGCCTTGACGGCCTTCTCCACGTCCTGCTGGCGCAGCGGCGGCCAGCTGAAGTCGATGACGGCGTCCTCGGGCTCGGGGAGCTCCAGGACCTCGCGGTCGGCCCAGGGGTCCCGGCGGATGGTGCCCCGGAGCTCGCCCTGGGGCGCCTTCACGGACTGGAGGATCACGTAGTTGAGGATGTCCCGGTAGGCGGTCTGCCACACGGTCCGGCGCTGGCCCATCTCGTTCTCGGTGGGCACGTCCAGGGTCTCCGCGACGGCCCGCGCGCCCGTGGTGCCGGGGTCGGCCAGCAGCATGGTGACCGGGACCCCGAGGGCCGAGGCGACCATCGCGGCCAGGGGCTGGCCCGAGTCGGCGTCGATGGTGGCGCCGGTCTTGGGGATGGCCTCCAGCTTGATGTCCTCGGAGGACACGAGGGTGCCGCCGACGGCCCCCGGGTTGCCCGGCGTCGGCGCGCCCGCGCGCTGCAGCTTCTGGCGGATGGCGTTCGCGCCCTTGGTGTCCCCGGACTTGGTCAGCTGCCAGGCGAACTGGCTGAGGGACTTGACCAGGGTGGCCCAGTCCGTGAGGAAGTCCTTGTGCATCCGGGCGAAGCCGAGGGCCGCGTACACGTCTCCGATGCCGTACTTCCAGCCCTGGAGGTCGTTGACCTTGACGTGGCGGATGGGCGCGTCCCAGCGCACCTCGACCTCGCCGTGGCCCATGACCGTGAGGCGGCGAGGGCGCGTGCGGGGGTAGTACGACAGCGCGGGGTACAGCACGCGCTGCTGCTGAGACACCTCGACCCCGCCGAGGAACGACGTGGTGTTGAAGACCCGGAGGTAGTACCAGGGCTCGCCGGAGTCGTCCGGGTTGGTGTAGATCTCCTCGATCTCGTCGAAGGGGATCACGCGCGTCTGGACGGCGCCGGTCAGCGGCCGGGTGAAGTTGGCGAGGAAGACGTTGCCGTCGGACCCGAGGGCCCGCTCCAGCCGCTCCTGGGCCTCGTCGCCCGTGAAGTTCGCCTGATTGAGCGGGTCGTCAAGGTACGCCTGGATCACGCCGTTGACGTCCTGGCCGCCCTGCTCGCCGTTGCCTCGGGCCGAGATCTCGAGGTTGCCGCCCCAGATGTACGCGCACCGGATGGACATACCCCGCTTGATGAGCGGCGAGGCCACCAGCTGGACCCGGGCGACCCGGGAGATGTTCCGCAGCCCCTGGCGCGTGAACTCCTTGTCCCCGAGCTCGCCGAGGCGGGCCCAGCCCGGCTCCTCCATGGCGCGCTGGAGGTCCGCGAAGGCCTCGGACATGACCTCGACCTGGTTCTCGGCGGCGATCGCGCGCGCCTCGGCCCGGGCGGCGGCCGACTCGCCGATCCCCAGCAGCTCTCGAACGCCCACGGCTGGGCTCCTCTCAGTAACCGCCCATGTAGGCGTGCGGGTTGTCCTCGATCAGGTCCTCGTTGTCGATCAGCTCCTCGTCCTCCGGGATGAGAGGGTGCAGGAGGAGCCGGTTGACAGCCTGGCTGAACGCGTCGATCGTGTCGTCGTGGGCGGAGTTGGGGAAGCCTCGCGACTCCTCCAGGAGCTCCTCCACGTTCGGCAGGAGCTCGGCAGTCGGCAAGTGTACGTTGCCGGACCACACGAACGGCGAGACGGCGGCCGCACGCGCGTACTTGGACCCCTCGGGCTCGATGGGGATGATGCCCCCGAGGTGGGAGCTCAGCGCGTTGATGACGGCCGGGCCGTTGGCCTTGTCCTCGACGAACTTGGCGATGGCCTGGGGCCACTTGGCGGACATGGCCCGGATGGCCTCCAGCGTGTCGTTGAACGACATGCGGCGGCGCACCTGGTCGAGCAGGTACACGTTCGCGCCCTGGCGGAACCACACCTGGCCCACCACGTAGTCGGACGAGGCGAGGTCCTTGAACGCGAGGTCCCACGACTGCACGAGCTCCCAGTTGGCGCCCGGGATCCAGCAGCTGCCGTTCTCCTTCTCGACGTGGAACGGCACCTTGTACCGGGCCCACTCCTGGGGGAAGAGCCCGCCCGCGAGGGGCGTCGGGCGGCCCTGGTACAGGGACCCCCAGGTGCGGGGGCCCGACCGGACCTTGATGGCCTCCCACTGGGCCTTGGTCCGGCGCCGGGCCGAGTCCATGAACTCGCCAGGCTTCCGGCCAAGAGGGTCCGTCTCGCCCTTCTCCGGCCGGTGGTCCGCCTGGGCCGGGATGTTGACCACGCGCCACAGCTTGCCGTCCTCGGCCGCCAGGAGGCGCCCGGCGAGGTCGTCGTGGTGCCAGCGGGTGAGGATCAGGATGACCGGGGCGCCCGGCGCGAGGCGGGTCGACCCCGTGTCCGTCCACCAGTCCCACGCGCGCTCGCGGTAGACCTCGGAGTCCGCCTGCTCGCGGTCCTTGATCGGGTCGTCGATGATCATCAGGTCCACGGGGCGGCCCGTGAGCGCGCCCGCCAGGCCCGCCGTGTACACGCCGCCGTCGTGCCCCGACAGCTGCCATTCGTGCTGGGCCGACAGGTCGTCTCGCACCCGGAGCTCCAGCTCCTCGGAGTGCTGCTCCACGTCGTCGCGGATCGCGCGGCCCCAGCGCCTCGCCACGTTGGCCTCGTACGAGATGATGGCCAGGCGGAGGTCGGGGTTCTGCGTGAGGGCCCACAGGGGGAACCGGCGCGAGGCGCGCTGCGACTTGCCCTCCTGCGGGGGCATCGAGATGATCAGCCGGGAGTCCGGCGTGTTGAACGCCCAGACGAGCGCCTCGTCGATCAGGTCGAGGGCGCCGGTCTGGACCGTCCGGGGGTCCAGGGCCAGGGCCATGGCGCCAGGGCTCGCCCACTTCGGCGGGGGCGGGGGCGGAGCAGGCTCGAACATGCGCGCGGCGTGCTCGACCCAGTCCAGGTCCTCAACTACGGTCACGGGTTCCTCCAGCTCAGGTGCTGGGTCTACGGTACCGCCCCGAGACGCGAGAAGGCCCGGCCCCCGTCGGACGAGGGGCCGGGCCGGTACTTGGGGGTCAGCGGAGCGTGAGGCGCCCGCGCTCCAGGTCTCGCGTCGCCATGGCGCCCTGCCTCACCGAGCCGCCGGGCGAGACGGTCCACGTGGCGGTCGGGATCCCGGCGTGCTCGCCTCGGGGGTAGACCGCCTGGACGCTGACGGAGCCGTCCAGGTGGTGGGTGCTCCGCCAGTTCAGGGGCTCGTCCTCGATGACGACCCACGTGGCGCCGAGGAAGGTGCGCACCGCCGCCAGCGCGCGGTCGCCGCGCTCCCCGAGCTCGCGGTCCGCGTCCCACCGGGCGTCCGAGTTGTCCAGGTCCATGAGGACCCCGATCTTCGAGACCCGGTAGTTCGTGAGGTCGCCGTGCACGCTCTTCAGCGTGACGTGGGGGTAGTCCGAGTGGGCGGTCTGGTTCTTCCAGCCCACGACGACCGCCTCGACGGCGTGGCCCGTGAAGGCATCGACCTCGACGACCACGCGGTGTCCGACGAGCCGGTCCACCAGGACCTTGAGGACGGCGGGGTCCCACTCGGAGTGGGCCGGGCTGCGGCGGTAGGTCGAGCTCGAGAAGCGGTCGAATGCCTGGGGGCGGATCGTCTGTGCCATGATCGTGTCCTTCGTGTTCGGTTGGTCGTTGCGGGGGCGGGTCAGATGTAGCGCTTGAGGAGCGAGTACCGGCGGAGCGTGCGGGCCTCCATGTACTTGCCCGTCTCCTCGTACCGCTTGACGATCCGGTACTGGCGGCCGGTCTGACGCTCGGTCTCGATGGCCTGGAAGACGATCTCGTTCATGTCGGTTCTCCGTGTCTCGTGTGTCGTTTGCCCTACGAGAGACATCTAACTACGGAGATCCGTAGTTGGCAAGGCGGGAGCTGAGAGCCGTTATCGAGCTGTTACTCAGAACCCCTCGGCGGCGGGGTCGAACTCCTCGGGCCGGTCCTCGTACGACTCGTCGGCCCCGCAGCCGGGGCAGAACCGGCGGACCCACGCGGACGCGAGCTCGCGCTCGTCGATCCAGGTGTGCTCGTGGGGCCCCTCGTCCTGCTCGGGCGGGGTCGCCCAGGAGTCCCGCACCACGCGGGTCGAGTAGCCCTGCCTCGGGGTCGCGCGGGTGGCCTCGTTGAGGGCGGCGATCAGCGAGTCGCAGACCTCCGCGTACGCGCCGAGGTCGACGCCCTGGGTCACGCTGTCGTCGTCGGCGGTGAAGTGGGTCACGGGGGTCTCCTTGTTCAGCTGGCTGAGCATCACGGCCGTGGACGGCGAGAGCTCCGCGCGGGTCGGGGGCGTGGGGTCCAGGGCGCCGCCAGGGGCGAACGGCCCGATGGGGCGGTAGCGGATCTCCTCGGGGAACCGGGCCCGGCCGATGCGCTCCAGGAGCCGGTCCAGGGGCGTCCGCCGGGCGCGCTGGACGACCAGCCGCTTGACCCGGAGCTCGTTCAGGAGCTCCTCGTGCACCCGGGAGAGGGCGGCGGCCGTGGCCTGGCCGAAGGCGCCGTCCTCCCACCCGGGGGCCGGGACGAAGGGCTGGGGCTCCGGCTTCTCGGGGACCCACGGGTGCTCGGCCCCGAGGCGGACCGTGGGCCCGACCTTCGTGGTGCAGAGCCAGCAGGCGCCGCACTGCCCGGAGACGCAGTGGTTCTCGCGGCCCGGGTGGTCGGTGCAGGGGACCACCTCGTCCTCGACCGGCGGCGGGGGCGGCGTGCCCCAGTCCGGTGCCTCGTGGACGAGGCGGTCCCCGATGCGCTTCTCCTTCTTCACAGCTGCTCCCAACGCCACTGCCCGGGGAGCGAGACCCTCCCGCACCCACCTGTAGCGTGCTGGATCGCCTTGCCTGAGGCACGGAGGTCTATGTCCCTGCGGCACTTGCGGCAGTGGAGCCCCACGTGCCCGCACCCGCCGAGCCGGAGCACCCACTCGGCGAGCTCCTCGCACCGAGGCGACTCGCACTTGGTGGGGGCGTCGATCCCGGCGACCACGTCCTCGAAGGTGTCCGTCGCGGTGCTCACAGCCCGGTCTCCAGCATGGCCCGGTCCACCGCCGTGGCGGCGGGGCCGAGGATCCGGAGGTACGAGGGGCGGGGCTCCTGGCGCTGGATGCGGCCCAGGCGCATGGCCGACCCACCCACGAAGAAGAGCTCCCCGGCGACGAGGTAGCGGCCGTGCCCGCAGTACACGCCCTCCGTGCCCACGGGGCGGAGCCGGAGCAGCGCGGCCTGCGAGCACTCGTGGATGCCCGCCGCCTTGCGCCACTGGGGCGCCCTGGACTCGCGGTCCGCCTCGGCCATGGCCGTGGTGAAGCTCTCGCCCCGCCACACCACGAGCCCGGTCGGGCCGAAGACCTCGTAGACCCGGGCCTGGCGCCGGGCCTCGCCGTGCCCGTACGTCTGCCAGTGGCCCCGGATGCGGACCTTGCCGAGGCGGGTCATCGGCGCCACCTCCGACGGCGAGCGCGGGCCTCGACCAGGACGGTGATGACCTCGATCACCACGCCGAGCACCAGCATGGACCCGCCGACGAGGAGGATCACCAGGGCGACGTTGGGGGCCCCGGCGAACGCGAAGAACAGCACGGCCGCCAGGAACAGGATGAGGGTGAGCTGGGCCTTGCGGTCCACGTCAGTCTCCGATCAGGGCCAGGCCGTACAGGGCCAGCCCGGCGACGATGGTGAGGGTGGGCAGGATGAGAGCCGCGAGCATGCCCCACGGCAGCCTCGTGTGTGGCGAGGGGTCCTGCGGCATCACGGACGCCACCTCTCGGCCACGATGTACGGGGTCGCCTGGAGCTCGGGCACGAGAGGCGTGCGCTCCACCACCCAGATCACGGACTTCACCTGGTACATGCCGGTGGTGTCCGGCGCCTGGACCCACTGCCCCTCGGCGGGGATGGCCTCCAGCCCGAGGG